TGGGCAATCTGGAGAGACCTACCTCTTGATGCTCAATACGTAACTTTTGATCTTTGCTTTAATGTCGGACTAAACGGATTCATGGCATTTAGAAAGACCAGAGCTTACATGGAACTAGGCGAATGGGATAAAGCAGCAGAAGAGCTGTTGAACTCAAAGTATCATGAGCAGCTTCCAAGACGAAGCATGATCAATTCTGAAAGATTAAGGAAGTGTGCTGATAGCTCATAAGTGTCATGGCTCTGCATCATACTCACCACATAGGTAATGCAGGAGAGTTTTTAGCTGCAAGCATCATTGCCCAAGTTGCAGACCAAGTATTCATAACCAGTCAAGGCATCGCAGATATAGTTTTTGAATACGATTATCAATTCTATAGATGCCAAGTCAAAACCAAATCACAACACGAAATCCATCGCATCAATTGGCGATTTGATCTGAGACGTAGCAAAGCAAAAGACAGACAATATCCAGAGAACACCATAGATCTGTATGCTCTGGTTTCTTTAGAGCTGCGGAACGTAGTCTTTATCAGAGATCACACTGACAAGCAGATCACCATTAAAGATGAGCATATGAAGCACAATGATGCGGTCAAAAATCTCTTAGATGTCCTAGAAAAATAATTTAAATAAATTGTTTACTTATATACTTATTAATGTGTATAATACCCTTATGTTAATCAATAAGGGAAAAAAGATGACACAAAAACACAGAGCAAAAAAACTAGCGATAGGCAAATACCTTTACAGAGGTTATCAAATCGTCAGAGCATCAGATTATTATGATTCAGATTATGTTCATTGGAATATAGGTAATTGGGAAAAATGCCCTCTAACTGGTACTGAGGGATGGTCTTACAATGATTCAGCCAATACATTATCTGATGCTAAGTGGCTGATTGATAGTTGCGAAGATAGGAAGGTAGTGTAATGAATAATTTCGGTTCAACAAAAAGAGAATATTTTTATATAGCTTCTGGTGAGCTTAACAAAATGTATGTGCTTAGATACTTTTGCCATGAAGAATGGTTTGCTTATGACAACAGTGGTGAGAATCAAACAGATCACCACGTCAGAAATCTTTCTATTGATTGGAAAAAAGCTGTAGCTAAAGCTAATGAATACGTTAAGAGAGCTAATGCTAATCGTGGAAAAAAGATTAGATTACTAGGTGAGCCAGTGGTGCTTGATAAGATTGTTCGCAGAGATAAAGAAGTTATTGCTCAAGAGAAAGAAGCTGAAAGATTGGCTCAAGAAGAAAGAGCAAATAATATTCGCCTTCAAAACGAATATTGGGATGCCATAAGAGCTGAAAGAAACAACAATTTTATTATGACTTGTTGGGCAAATCACATGGCTAGAGAGTGCAAAAGATTTGATGCTTTACAAACTGAGCCACTAGACACTGAGAATAGAATAACTATGAAAGGTACTGTTAAAGCTATTAAACAATATCCTGATAACTATTCTTACTATAACGATTACATCTACAAAGCAATCATCGAGCTTGACGGCGGTCAAACAGTTTTTGGCTCTGTTCCAAGCTATGAGGTAACAAAATCTTATGATTATGACGGAGAGCAGATTACTAAGAAGTGGAAGCAGGGAGTAGACATTGGCGACAATGTAATGTTCGATGCAAAACTTGAGAAACCAGATAACTTTGATGGAACTTTTTATTACTACAAAAGACCAACTAAAGTTCAATTACTCAATCAAGTTAAGGAATGTGCCTAATGAAATCAATCAGATTACTCAAGTGGGGTGGTGGCTATGTCACCATCCCTACAGAAAGCATCAGAGGTATTATCAACAGCTACGAAGGTACTTTGATCTACACCACTGACAATGTGTACAAGGTCACTGCTTCTAAAGAAGAGATTGAAGAACGTTTAGTAAGGAGAGCATCGTGAATAAACCAGATATCAATATGAACCAACAACCAATAGACAGGATAGTGCAACTTTTAAATCTAGGTTTCTCTGAAAAAGATGTTTACCTAGATATGTTAAAGCATTGTTCTCTATCGCTAGATACAGAATTAAAAAAAGAATCAATGAGATATTTGATTACACAAACAAACAAGATGAATGTGTTTGCAACAGGAGAGCATCATGAACACATCTAACCACAAACTATATTTCACCTCTAGCAAAGGTGTAGTGCAATGGGATTGGAAGGGTGAGAACTTACCTAGTGACAATCCTAGTCCTAAGTACAAGGCATACAACCATCAGTGGTACGTGCCTAAGAAATCAGAATTCACAATCATTAGTGACTTGCCTGCAACAGATAAGCAGCAAGTCAAAGATGAACTGTGGGCATCTCTGGAAGCTGAGATTGATTACATGAAGGCTATCAGGAAAATCCACTTAACTAACCATAAAAACAATAAGGGGGTTTAACATGGTTAATTTTATATTAGGAATAATTGCAACTTTGGTTGTACAAAAGCTGTACCAAGCATACAAAATTAGACGTAGGCATTATCTTGCTTGGAGATATGTGCCACATCAATACAGGATAAAAGGATGATAGATGATCAAGTAGTAGCGGTGCTTACTCTCTTGTTATTCATTGGCACAATATTTTTTATGGTGCAGAAATAATGGGCGAGAAAGAAGGTAAGTTAACTAGAGACGATAGAGCAAGTGCAAGTGGTTATTCTCAACTTAAAGGCAATAGTCCTTATGGTACACGACAGGAATATTTACATAGAGCCATTAGGGCTAGCGAAGGAGAGAACGTGAGAGAGGAAATAGATAATGATTCAGTTAATATAGGTCATTTCATGGAAGGTCATATCATTCGCTATGCATGTGAGAAGCTAAATCTCAGGGATGTGAAAACGGAGTTTGGTCAGAAGTTTGAGCATCCCTTCTTCCCTGTTGAATGTTCTTTAGATGGAACTGCAATCGCAGATGATCTGACGTATGTAGAGAATCCAGATAAAGGAGTTTACATTCCAGAAGGTGATGAAATTCACTTAGATGGCATGGGTGTTATTGAGTGCAAGCTGACAAAAGCATATCCACCGCAAGACGGTAAACCTGCTATTTGGAGAGGATGGGAGCAACTCAAGACTCAGGTCGAATGTGTTGGGTGCAACTGGGGTGTCTTAGTTGTCTTTTATCATATTCAACCTGTGATGCATTGTTACTTCTATCAAAGAGACCCTGCTTTTGAAGCAGAGCTGAAAGAAGTTGTAGAAGACTTTCAATACAGAGTCGATACCAAGACTTACTATGACCCTGTAACCTCTGATGATGCATGGTTGAAGTATCAGAAAGTTATTCCAGATGAGGTGGCAGAATTGCCTGCTACAGCGATTAATTTATTGGCTCAGATAGAAAGACTAGATGAGAACATAAAAGCATCGCAGGAAGCACGAGATGCTCTGCAGGCTACGGTCATGGATATGATGGGTAATGCAGAGAAAGCTGTTGCAGGTGAGTACGAGATCTCATGGGGCAACATTAGGTACAAGGCACAACCTGAGAAGTTAGTGGAAGCTAAACCAGAAAGGATTGTGAGACGTAAGAATATTAAGTTTAGAAGGGTAGCAACGTAGGAGATATGTATATCTTGAAGGAGAGTTTTGTTGCTACCCAAATTTTATTATATACTCAGTAAAGGAGAGTTTTATGGATACTGAAAAAGAAAATCAAAATAAACAAGTTGACAACAAGGATTTGAGGGCAGTCTGGATTGAACCAGATGTCCATGATCTTTTGTGGCAATACAAAGTTAAGAATCGTAAGAAGTCTATCGGTGAAGTTGCAGGGCATTTCATCAAGCTAGGTATTTGCAATGAGGAACTTGGGAAATGAGTGAGTACACAGACGAAGTGGCAAGACAAAGACTCAAGATAAGAGTTGAGAAATGGCGAAAAGGTGTTAAGAGCATTTACGCTGAAGCAACTCCTGATGGTTCTATGATGTCAGTTACTTATAACGATGATTCCGTTAAAAGAATAAATGAAGATGGTACTGAGAGTTACACAACTTCACCACATGATGAAGATAGATTGGTTATGATGTTTGCAGAAGGAGAATCAACGCTGTGGTAAATAGTAGAAATAAGGGTGCTGCATTTGAACGTAAGATTGTTTTAGCACTTAACATAAAACTCAAAGAATTAGGTTTTGAAGACAGAGTTAAGAGGAATCTATCACAGTATCAAACAAAAGGCGAAGCTGACATTTACCTGCGGAACTTAGCAATTGAATGCAAGTGCTATGCAGGAGACCCAATCAACTTTGCTAAAGGCTCTTGGTGGTCACAAGTTTGTGAAGCAGCAGGAAACAGTCATACTCCAGTGCTTGTCTATAAGTACAATACTGGTCGTATTAAATATGTCATACCTGCTCATGCCATCTGTCCAGATGACAAGATGCCTAAAAATAACAACACGGTAATGTTTGGAGATTTTGATGACTTTCTCGAGTCTCTTAATGTTATATTACAGGCATGTACATAATGTATGACAATGCTTTTGAATTGTTTTGCCAACAGCGATATCAAAATTACTGTTTGGCTTGCGATATCATGGGAATTACTGAAATCGGTACGTACCATGATTGGAGAAACTCTAACATCGAATGGTTAGAGGATTTATATTTACAAAGTGAAGATCGTTTGCTTCACTAATCACTTAATAGGAGATATGTATGAGTGAAGATTTTTTCAGCAATGAAAGCAGCTCTGATGGCGGTTCTTTAAGATTCTTAAAGTATCTGGTCAAAGAGAAAATGTGGATGGTAGGAGAAGATTCTGTTGATCTTTCTTACGTTCAAGTTGATGTAGAAACTATGAAAACAGGTATCGGTAGATACTCAGGCGGTTATGAGTTTGAGTGGTCGCCTGTATTTGGTTCTAAGTTATACAAAGACGGATGGACTGATGCTGTTAGTGTTTGGCTAATGATTCATGGTGAAGATAAACCAGTATTGTTAGAGACTATGGCAGGACATCAGGTGAGAGCATTTAAGAGCATGTATGAGCAGATCAGAAATGATTTTAGGGATAACCTTCCCAATCTACCTGTCTTCTCTTATAAAGGCTCAGAGACGTTTAAAACCAAAAGCGGTTATGACAGTGCATCACACACATTTAAGCTAGAAGGCTACAAACCAAGAAAAGACGGTTTTGTTGTGCCAGAATGGTTTAAAGAAGAAGCAGCAGTTGATGCTGAGGTAACGAAGACAGAGGAACTTAAATCAGAAGACATTCCATTCTGATGACTAACGAGGACTGGGCATCAATAGCTAGACCTGTTGCCTTAGAAGTATTAGGCGAGCCTACATCCGAATCATCTTCTGAGATGAGATGGAATAAAAAGGGCAGCATGTGCTTGAATAAGGACACAGGTCAGTTCTATGATTTTGAAAATCGTGAAGGTGGCGGTACTCATTGGTTTCTTAATAAGTTTGACGTAGATGTGAAAGAAACGTTAGATAGATTTGGTTTTAGTGATGTGGGAGAAAATTTAGGCACTACTTATTTTTTCCCTTCTCAAAAGGTGTCTAAACCTTCCGCATCACTATCCTCAGAAGAGCTGAGAAAGCTCTGGACTGAAGCGGTAGTTAAGATCAAGTATGCAGACAATTTTATTGTCCTCAGATTCCCTGAAGGGCATAAAAGAAGTTATCAAAAATATTGTCCATTTAGTAAACAAGAGAATGACCAATGGCTCATGAAGAGACCATCTGGAAAATTGCCTTTATATCTAACACCTAACAGAGATGCGACACTACCTGTCGTATTGGTCGAAGGTGAGAAAGCAGCAATCGCTGCAGAGAAGATATATGAAGGGCAAGTAGCTTGTCATCATGGTGGTGTTAGCGGATGGAGCAAAACAGATTGGTCACCGTTGTTTGGTAGAGATGTATTTATTTTTCCAGATAATGATGATGCAGGTTTTGGATTTGCTAACGATATTGGTACTTATCTAGAGACACATAAATGCAATGTTTGGAAAGCTAAACCACCTGTTGAATTAAATGAGAAAGAAGATCTGCATGAAGCATTAGAAAAAGGCATCTTTAGCAGTTCTGATGTGTTTGTGAATTATGTCAAAAGCAATCCATTGCAAAGACCTAAAGGAACTTTCTATTTAGAACGTGCTGATAAGCTAATGTCAGAAGTAGACCATCCTGAATGGTTAATCAAGAATGTGGTTGAGAGATCAAGTCTCTTGGGCATATTTGGTAAACCTAAAGATGGTAAGTCTTTTGTGGCTATCGCAATGGCAGCATCTATTGCTAAAGGCTCTAATTATTACGGTTATGAGACAACTCAAGCACCAGTAGTTCTGTTAGCAGGTGAGGGTCTCAGAGGAGTTAAGCGTAGACTTGCTGTATATTCGCAAGAAATGCATGATCTAAGCGGTTGTCCTTTATTCTTGTCTAACAGAGGAACAAGAGTTCTGGATGATGATGAGTTTGAGAAACTAAAGCAAGAGCTAGACTTGATTGAAGCAAAACAAGGCTCAATCGGATGTATTATTTTCGACACCTTAAACAGAAACTTCGGTAGTGGCTCAGAGAACTCCACAGAGGACATGACTTTGTTTATCAGTAGGTTAGATAGCCTTATTCATAAATACAACGCTGCGGTGATCGTAGTGCATCATACAGGACATAATAACTTTGGCAGACAAAGAGGGTCATCTGTTCTTGGTGCATCTATGGACTATGAGTTTAAGGTCACGAGAGAAGATAGCGGTGGTGATATGTTTGTAACTGTTGAGCAGACCCTTAATAAAGATGGTATGGGCATGGCTACTATGGACTTTAAGTTTGTGGAAGCTCAGATAAATGGTTTTGACGGATTAACATCTGGATATTTGGAACTTACGGAAGATAAACCTGAAATCAAGAAGTCTATGAATGCAGCTCATGCAATGATAGATAAAGCACTTACTAATCTTGCGACACTTAAGGTCGTAGCAGATGGTGGTGCTTCAGAGGATTACTGGTTTAAGCCAAGTGATCTAACAGGCAAGGTTAGCAAGGTTAGAGGTGAAGGCATTATGTCTGATGGCAATATTAGGACTTATTTAAGCAAAATGAAGGAGTCTGATGATATATGTCATGACCCTAAAACTGACACTTATCAATCCATTCAATACAAAAGAAAGGTCGATTTTGATGAAATTAACTAATAATTTACTGCATAAAACTGCATATAAACTGCATAAAACTGCATATAAATTATCAATTTTTCCGCATATTTCTGCATATATACCCTTAGGGTATATGCAGTATGCGGTAAATAATGGGCAGTAAACTTTATGCGGAAGAAAAATACAATATTAGAAAAGAAAGAATTTAGTCCTCATGTTCTGAGACTGATAAAAGAGTACAAACAACAGGAGATTAATCTTCTGAATCTATGGGGCAGTGAAGCAAGAGTTCTATCGCTTGTGTCTAACGAATTACGTCTTAAATTTAAAAAGGCACGTGATTTATACGGAGATGCCTATAACTCAAAAGACGATGCCAAGATGCTTGAAATGATCAATATGATGAAACGTGCTTTTGACGTTTTGATTAAAGATCTAAGAGATCAGGGCTATCGAGAAGTAGAAGCTGATATCAGATGCTTTGATTGGGATGGTGATCTCTGGTATGTAACAGATATGGATTATCAATTACCAAGAGCAAGAGCAACAACTGGAGACCCTAATGGAAATTAGATTAGCATTCAGGAACTATTGCGAGCTGTACCAAAAGAGATGATGGATATGAGACTGTTGTTAGCAAAACAATTTGAAGGCAGTAGCTTTCAGTATGTGAAGACAATCAAGGATAATAATGGATAGTTTTGACAGAGACCTTTATGCAGGACAAAGCGTAGAGGATATGTTGTTAGAAAAACTGAGAAAGAAGTATCCCCAAGCTGAAAGATTTGAGGGCAAGTGTAAACCATTCGATATTTATATTCCTGAAACAAACATTTATCTAGAAGTTAAGTCAGATCAAAAGAGTCAGCATACAGGC